GGGTGTAGGAGCAACTAACCAATTATCGTAGTTGTAATCACAATAGAACTTAGGTACGCCTGTTTGTGTGTCATCAGGCCAATACTCTCTTAGATATTCATATTTGCGTAATAGAACAGGTTGACGTTCGCCTGCTACAGTAATGTTCATAGACACAGTCTTGTGCCAACGAGCAGGCTTTTGAATGGTATTTGCACCTGTTACAAAAGTAGAATTAGCAACATTTAAGTTGCCTAAGAACTTAATTTCAGACGCAATAACTTGCTCTGCTAACATAATAAAAAGAGGTATCTTTTCTAGCGTAGCTGTGTCTGTACGCTCTAGGTATGATTGAATGTTTTCAACCAAGCTATCATATGTCATTGCTACTGCTGTTGTCATTCTATACCCTTTAAAAATAAAGCACGTTCGTCATTTCGACGCGTTACTAACCCTTTAAAAACTTTTCCACCCGCTCTCGTATATTTAAGAAACTCGTTAGCGGCGCCTTTAATATCTCCGCGCAAAACCTTCTGACGGAGGGTCGAAGACTGTAGTCTCCCAAGACCACAATTAAAAGCAAAACTACACAAGCTATCAAATTGACCTTGTGTAAGAGGAACAGGACATAATCGTGTGACACCCTTTTCAAACCTCGCTAAATCTTGTCTTAATATTTGATCAATTTCTTGGATTGTAAACGATCTATTCCATTCTGTGGGAAGAGATTTACCGTTCCCAATCAAATGACCCACGCCCACTGTCCACAGTCCGATAGGGTCTTGGTATGGCCTTAATCTTACACCTTCGTGGTGCTTGATCATTCTTAAAGCTTCGTTAGAAACCTTCATTTACCGCTATGCTTTTCCCATTGACGAGACCCAAAATAAAAGCCAATTATGCTAGAAACGATGGCCATCTCTTGGTCTGAAAATACCTCACTCATCGCCAATGCAAAGTCAACACCTGTCCATATAGCCCAAGCCAAGCCCGCTACGTCAGTAAACACTAATAAACCTACAAAAGTAAATGCGACATAAGGACGTACTTTTGCGTTTAAATCTACGACAGGCTGTGAAGCTTTCTCCATAAGAGTTTTGTCGTGATCATACAAAGCTGTTCTTTCTTGAGCGTAAGTCTCAGCCTCTACTTCTTGAAGCTTTATTTCTTCAATGCGCTCTTGAGATTTAAAGCCCTTTTCAGCCATTAAAATCTGTTGATCCATAGCAAGTTTTGCCATGGTTTGCTCATGCTTTTGATCCGATTTGTTTTGAAAAAATGAAAGTAAGTTAGGTAATCCTGATGAGAATATACCGAGTAATCCTGAAAGTATTGATAGCATATTAGTTTCCTAGTGGGTTAATCATAGCTTTGCGTAATTGCTTCATTTCATCTTTTACGTTAGCTACGGTGTCTGTAATTTTATCTTGTGATGATTTAGCAACGCTGTTGGCTTCAATAGCTTTGCCATAAGCTTCGTTTGCTTTTTCTAATGCGCGATTGTTAGACATCATGACATCTACTAATTGACGCTCTGTTGTTCTGCTTCTATCTTCTAATACAACGATTCTAGTCTCAACACTAGACATCTTTTTTACTTCCTCAATCGTCCCTGTCAAATCGTTGAAGAGGGTTATCCCGTAATATACTGCGCCACCTATTGGCACTAGCACGGATAAGATAATCCCTAGAATCATTTGAGACGATAAAGTCAATGAATATGTTTTGTTGTCGCTCATAATCTTGTTCCTGTATAAGTTTAATTGATTCCTGAATTTGTTGTTGTTGCATGTTATAACCTGAATTTAGAAGTTGCATAGACAACACAATTCCAAAACCTGGCACTAAATCTTTTCCCTTGGGTACAACAATAGCTTTAATATCTTCTTTTTTATCTGTACCCGATGTCGTCGTAGTACTTTGTTTTTCTGTTGTGGCTTGAGAGCTCGTTACTGTAGCTACCGAAGTAGTCGGCGTTTCTACTGTCGTTGTCAATGCAGTCATGTCCTGTACAATTACAAGTTCGGGTTGAATGATTGGTGCAGTAGTGACTTGGTTGATCACACTGTTTGGATTCAACGGACTTATTGGACTCAAAGGGCTTGCTATATTGTTTGCATTGTTTATCGTCATCTTGCAAGTATTGTATATTTCCAACCATGACGTCCAAGTTGGAGAACCATACGGATCCGAGCAGATCGAAGTTCTTTGTTCTTGTGACAATCCCTCGAATCCACTTGAGCATGCTAACTGCCTTGTTTCAGTAGACTCAATACATGTTGGCGGATCTTGCACGCAATTGTCGCTAGTAGTGTACCAATCTGACCAAACGTTCGTAGCACAAGCAAAAGACCTGCTCTGATTAACAGCTCCACTATAATGAATCGAGCACGACAAAGTCCTATACTCAACTTGATCTTGGCAAGTAGGAACTTGGTAGATTGAGCAATATGGGTCATTAGATCTGTACCAACCGCAGTAATGTTGTTGTAAAGCTTCTTGAGGGTCAATACCATTGCAAACCATAGATCCCTGAAGATACCACCCATCTTCTGTATTTTGGAAATTGCAAGACCAAGCATAAGCGTTACTCCTTAGTATTAGGAGGAATAGGAAGAATGTAATTCTGACCATACAATTTTTTAAACTTTTCAGGATCTTTTTCATACCAAGCTTTTTTAGCGGTATAACCTACAGCACCACCCATAGGGCAAGGTGAACCACTCATTTCCATAGCATCCCATACTTTAGGATCTTGGCATAAGACTGACACAGCAGCCACTTTAAGTCCTAAATCGTTTAGTGTTTTGGCGAGCTTAATCTTGACGCAGTTCTCATCAAGTAAAACAGTACCGCCTGATAAAGATATAAAACCTAAATTACCCGCTGCGCTAATAGGTACTGCACATACATCTTGTGAGAATGCAGACATACTAGGTGCCATAGCGCTTGGTACAGGCATACCTTTTTGGTTAATAGTAGTTGTCTCTGCCCATGTATGCAATGTGCATCCCATTAAACTAATGAACAACAATAAAGAAATAATCTTTTTCATTTTAAAACTATGCTAAGCAACAAAAGAATAATGGCACCCGCAGACGCCATTAAAATGCTTTCTAACCTTTTTAGTCTTGCACCTATGGCTTCATATCTTAAAGCACAAACTTCTTCATGCGTGCTTAACCGCGAATCAACTTGTTCAACCTTATCCATGTCCATCAAATCCCCTGATAGTTTTAGGTGAGCTTTACTTCCTCGCCCTCTTTGTTTTCCTCAGGTTTTGGTAACTGAGGTTGTGCTTGTTGATGAATTTTTACAACTAGATTCCATGCACCTGTCTTGCTTGGTAATTCACCTAGCCCTGCTAATACTTGATTAGTTTCGTCAATTGTTAACTCTAATTTAATATCTGCCATTTTTACTCTCCTTGTTTTTATAAACTTTTATACCAAATTGGTAATGTGTATCTTTCGCCTTTTAGTATCGGCTCAACACCATGAATATATTTATTTCCGTCAAAAATTACAGTTCTTCCTGTTTTTGGTTTAACTTTTGTCCCGTCATGCATAATAGTGCATCCGCCATCAAAATTTTCGTTTAAATATGTTATTGATGTTAAAGATGTTTTTTCAGATGCTTTATCAAGATGATATGGTTGCCAACTATTACAAGGCCATCTAACTATTTCACACCAATCTATAATATTTAAATCAAAATATTTTTTTGATGTTTGTTCAATTTTATTAGAAATTTTTGATGCATTATTTTTATCATCTACAATATTATCTATGTTAAGCGGGTAAATTACAGGGTTACCATGTGTATGTGCATGTTGTTTATTTTTTTGATAAATTTCTATTAAGTTATTGCATTCATCACTATTTAAAATATCATCTAAAATAATAATCATTTATATAAACCATGTAATTATTGAATATCTTGTGCCTTGTGTCACAGGCATTATTTCATGAGGGTACATAAAATTAGATGGGAACATTATTGCATCACCTTTGCTTAATTTATATTTTAATTCTCTATCAAAAAATGCAAACTCGCCACCTTCAAAATCATCATTTAATATAAATGAACAAGACACAGCGCGCGGTCTAGCTTTAAATGAATCTACATGCTCTGTATAAAAACAACCTTTAGGATATTTTAGTAATTCATATCCACTATCTTCTTCAATTCTACAATGACGAAATTTAACATTATATTCTTGTATACATTTGGAAGCACCGTCAAATATTGCATTATCTAATTTATGTCTTACTTCGCTATTTTTTTGAATTACCTGTGGGAAAGATATAACTATAGTTTCACAGTTTCTTATGTCTTTTTCTACCTTTCCTGATCCAACAATAGTATCTTGCCACTCATCAATATTTTTAAATTCATTTAATACTTCATCACACAAATTTAAACTTAATGCATTTTTGACTATATAAATGTAATCTTCTAGTTTATTATGTTGCATAGTTATTTTTTAAATTTATCAAAATAACACATCCAATTTTCACCACGACCGCGTACATAGTGTAAAAATACTTGACCATATTCTTGGCCTTGAAACGCATCTCGCCAATGCTCTGAAATCATACCTAAATAAATAACAGCTTGCCCTGATTTTAAACTATATGAAACTTGTTCACCGTTAGGCTTAGTAAACCATATTGGCCATTCTATTCCATCACTATCTAAATGTAGTGTTACACTTACTTCACAAGCGTGTCTATCTTTATGTTTTTTTAAAACTTCTTGATTTGCGTAAATACGAGCATAGCTATAGGTTGGAAACATAGGCTCTTCTAAAACTTCAGACATAAAAGGTATTTTGTCTATAAGAAGTTCTACAAACCACCTAAAGTCATACATTGCTAAAGACTTAGGACATTGCGAATCATAAGCAAATGCTTGTGGGTTTGCGTTGGCTTCGTTTTTAAACCACTTATATAGCTCTTTTGCTTTTTCTTCAGTTATAAAATTATCAATAAATAAATAATTATTGTCTATTAATTGCTTTTTTAAACTCACTTTTTATACTGTTGTCCAAACTTCTTCAGGTTTTGTAGGCCAATTAATATTCCCTGATACAGGATTAAGTGCATATTGTCTAACATCATTTCTATAAATATCAAAAGCGTTTTTATTTGCAAGATAAGGGTTGCTTAGAGCAGGATCGCTAACGCTTGGAATTTGCGTCCAATCAGTTTGTTGAAGTAATAAAATAGCAGTTTGTTTATTATCTTCTGCTGTTGGAATATAAGGAGGAAGGTTATTTGCTTCATCCCATTTTGTTAAGCAACAATTTACCCAACTTGGTAATTCTGTAATGTCTTCATTTTGTTTATCCCAAAACTCTAGCCAACCTAATGTTTCTTGCCATTGTAAAGCCCTTACATTAGAAGGAATTGCACAAGATGATAAATCAAGGCCTATATATCCAATCCCATCTTTTTTTACATTTCCATCTACAGGTATAATTGTTAATAACATTTTTTACTCCTCAATTAATTTTGGTTGATTGCTATCTATAGAAGGATAGGCAATTTTTGCGGTTTTTAATAATAATTGTTGGCTATTTTCATTAGCTTTAACCATTTCATTTCGGAACGATTCAACAGCCGCTCCTGTTTGTCTTTGTTGACCTGAATTTTCAATGAGCAACATAGGCATCCAAGCAATTGCACATTGATATTCATCTACTTGATTTCCTGTATTAGTGTCATATCCTTGTACTCTAGTAAACCAAGCACATTGTAAACCAATACAATCTTTTTTAATTAACGGGCAAAAAGTTCCATTTTTTAATTGCATGATTAGTTAGCGGTTGCTCTAATTACGTCTATATACTGCACAGCTAGATTAATAGCGTTACCTGAGAATGTGCCTGAACCTGAGCTAAATGAGAATGGGTGAGTATGGTCACCGCCACCACCTGTAGCATTAGATGCTTGTGTTCCTTGGAGTGGAACTGCAGGGTTTGTACCTGCGATTGTATTCGATGGATTTTGGCTTCCTCCCACAAATACGTTTATTGGATGTGAGTGGCTTGGAATTTGTGGAGTCGTCAATGTTGTTGCACCTGCGCTACCTGACACAGAACTAATAGTTACAGAACCTGTTGGTGTTTGTGATGCAAATGCTGTTGTAAAGCCTTGAGAACCGCCTGTGGATGCTGTTCCTGTTACAACACGCAATGCACTGTTATCACCTGTTGTTGTATTTTTTGTCCAACCTGTAGGAGCCGCTGTTTGTGCAAACAACATCACAGTTCCTGAAGCAAATCCGCCACCTGCCGCTTGGAATGTTGGTAATGCACCTGCGCCGTTTGATGTTAATATTTGACCTGCTGTGCCTACGGAAGCAATGGATTGATAAGCGCCTGTTGATGTTGTACCACCACAAAGAACAGCGTAAGCTGTTTGTGTTGTAGCACCTGTTCCGCCGTTAGCTACAGGAAGTGTGCCTGTAACGTTAGTGGTAAGACTACAGTAAGTAGTTGAAGCTGATCCTGTGCCACCATTAGCGATAGGCAAAGTACCTGTGACGTTAGTTGTCAGTGAACAGTATGTAGTGGAAGTAGAACCTGTACCGCCGTTAGCAATAGCTAAAGTACCTGCTACTGTTACTGCACCTGTGGTTGCTGTGCTTGGGGTTAATCCTGTTGATCCAAAGGTAATAGACGATACATTAGTGGTTCCTGCGCTAGAAGCTAATAACTTTACAGTTCCTGCACTGTTTTTAAAGTATAACTTTTCGTCAAGCGTGTTAAGCGCTAATTCGCCCGCAACAAGATCAGCAGCTAGCGGTTGCGCCGTAGCGGTTGTGCTGTGGTAAAGAGAGATTGGGGTGAATCCTGATTGTGCCATAATTAAATCCTTTTAAGCGTGAATTTTACCATATTTAAGAAAAAGTTCCACCACTAATTCCGCTTGTAAGAGCGTTAGTAGTTGCGTTGTAAGTTAAGTCTGTATCCGTTAGAACAGGTAAATTGCCTGTTGTTGCAGTTACAAAAGCTAAGTAATTTGTGGTTGCTGATCCTGTTGTAATAGCAACATTAGATGCGTTTGTTGCGTTGGTTGCGTTTGTTGCTGTACCTACAGTCACTGTACTTGGATCTGTATATTGTGGGGCAGAAGCCCCTGCGGTTAAAATGTGTGTTGATGTGCCTAGAGATAAGAATGTAGTAGCACCCGCTCCTGAGTTATATGCTAGTGCGCCTGCTGTACCACCTGCTAAATTAGTTGCAGTTCCGACAGCTAAAGAAGATTGAGCTGTATATTGTGGTGCCGTTGCTCCTGCGGTAATAACCGAGCCTGACGCGCCTAGAGCTAAAAATGTAGTTGCTGTAGCTCCTGTTTGGTACGGGACTGAACCTGCGGCTCCGCCACTTATATTGGTAGCATTGGTCGCATTAGACACGGTTGCATTAATCGTATCTCCTGCTTGCAACTCTTCAATCTGCGAACCGTCTAAAACTAATGGGTAATAAGCTGTCATAATCTATTCCTTAGAAGACTGTAATATTAACATAGGTAACTCCGTTGTTGAGTAAAACAGTAAAAAATCCATTTGCCACAGGAATTTGTACAGTTGGTCCTGCATGAGTTACAATAGGTAAAAAAGTAGGTAACGAAGCAAAATTTGTATTTGTTCCGTTTGATTTTAAAAAGGTATTATTAGTTTGTGCGGGTAAAAGTGCATTTAAAGCCGCGTTGGCACTTGTTTGTCCTGTACCACCGTTTGCTATTGTAACAGGGGTTTCTAAGCTAAATACAGTACCATTTAAATCAAGTCCTGTTCCTGCTGAATAAGTAATAGGAGCGCCAAATTCTGTAAATACAATTGCTGTTGTACCTATGGTGATAGGTAAAGGTGTTTGTTGAACCCATGATGTATTGGCTAGTGTAGCTCCTGCTGTGACTAAGAAGAAGTCACCTGCGTCAATTTGATCAACCCCTGATCCTGTAGAATCAAAGTCAGTTGCTCGAGTAAGCACCCATGCACTAGCTCCTGATCCTACATTAGTGACTGTATAAACACCGTTATAGGCACTGTTGGTTTGATCTTTAATAAGTACGCGCTTACCAATGTCTGTTGGAGATACAAAAGTATGTCCGTCAATAGCTAGTGTTGAAAATGGTGTATCTTTAGTAAGGGTTGCTCCAACACCTGAAGTTCCGTTGTTGTAAATAACTGTACCTAAATCAACAGTTGTTGCATAAACAACAGACTGATGGAAGTTAATACCTGACGCAATACTATCAGCGTAAGCTTTGTTAACAATGTCAGATGCACTTGATGGGGTAGTTGAAATTGTTCCTGTGGTTAATGCAACACTATTAATTGCTGTGTTTGTAACAGAGGAAATTTGACCTTGTGCGTTGACAGCAAATACAGGAACTTGATTTTGTGATCCATAGGTATTAGCTGAAACACCTGTGTTTGCAATTGATATAGTTCCTGTCGATGTAATTGGACCGCCCGTCAATCCTGTACCTGTTGCTACGGATAAAACCCCAATCCCCGCGGCAGCAAACGGAGTAAATGTTCCATTAATACGACCTTCAAATTGAAGTGTTTGAGAGTTATATCTAAAAGCTCCGTCACCTACAGACCCCTGTTGTGCTGTATTTCCAATAGGTACAGTAATAGCCGAGGTACCAGGTATGACAGGATTACTTGCAAGAGCTAAGGTAATCGCAGTAGTTCCTGTTGATGTAATTTGACTTGTTGTACCACTAACTGACTGAACTGCTGTTGTTGCTAATGTATATGCTGTATCCCAAGTAGCTTGGCTTGCATTAGTAGGTATTGAGTAACCTGAAGCGTATGTAACACCTAAAGTTCCTGCTCCTGTGATTGGAGAACCTGATACAGACAATCCTGTAGGAACTGTCATAGCTACGCTAGTGACTGAGCCGTCACCTTCGCCGTAACTTACCCAAACATTATTTTCATAAAATTCAAACTCATTAGTAGTTGTGTTGTATCGAACTTGACCATTTAATCCTGCGGGTCTTTGTCCTGTAGTACCTGATGGGACTTTTACACCTGCGGTACCAGGCAATATTGGGTTGTCAGTAATGCTAAAAGTAGGATCTCCACTAGCACCTGTACCATCGGCTATAGTAATTTGATTTACTGTTCCTGTTAATTGTCTTGGATTAACAACGCTACCACTTATTGAAAGCATGCCTGACCCTGCAATTTGAGCTAGGGTTAGTGGAGCTCCTGTAAGACTTACAGTTGGATCTCCTGATACGCCATCACCATTTGTGAGTGATAAACCTACTGTGCCTGCTGTAATGGTTCTATTTGAAAGTGTGGATACACCTGTTTTTGCAACGATTCCTGTACCTAAAGCATTAAGGTTAGCTAGAGCGCCTGTGACTCCGATAGCATAAGTTGATTGTGCTCCACCGTCAGTAAGAGATAAACCTGAGGTTACCGTTAAATATCTACTGTTTGCTAATGTAGACTCATTGTTAATTGTAAGAAAAGTTTGTGTTAATGATGGACCTGAGGTAATGTCCCCTGTTGTCGTTTGAACAGTTACACCGTTTTGTACAATAGGGACTAGCTCGGTTCCTGTAAGGGTTCCTGCTGCGGGTAATTGGGTTATCTGTACATTTGCCATGTTTTAGGGACTCACAGTTAAGTTATCTAAATTGCCATTATCTTCAGGCGTTTGTGTGTTTTGTTCGGGTGAAATAGTATAATTATTTGGGTCGTTTGTAATTAAGCTATTATCTGTTACCGCTAAGCTAACATCAGGACGAGCAAATCTTAAATTAATTCTTTCAGTCTGTCTTGCGGCTAATCTATAAGGGTCAAATTGATCTTGACATCCTTCATCGCATACGCGAAGACCAGGGAAGTTTGGATCACGACCTAGTCGTACAAAAGCTCTTTTCATCTTGCATCGATCACATACTCCTATAGCAAGACTAGCTAATCCTTCAGTGTCTAAAAATATAGGCATTATCTTGTATACACACTAATGTTAGGTGCCCAATAGATTGGAGACTTATCTCTTTCTTCTTGTTCGGCTTCATTCAAATACTGCGCCGCCATTCTTTCGAGATATGCTACCCTATCCATGGGAACT